GTTTAATATATCAAGGATTGCAGTAACACTACTCATCTTTAAATTATATGTATCAGCTAAAGAAATACCACAAAATATCTCAATCATTTTAGCATTAAGAAACTCGCCCTCTTTATTGTTTTCTGCTATACTTAAAAACTTTTGGTATTGACCAAGTGTAATTTCGTTTAGATTATTTGGTATGGTAACTTCAATCTTCATATATATATAATTAATCTTATAAAAAATGTTCTGCACATTTCATACTTATATATAGCTAAACTTATTTTATTTTAGAAACTAATGTAAAACAAAAAAACCCTTACATTTCTGTAAAGGCTTTAATTAAATAATTCGTTAAGGTTGTCTTATTTGAATTATTCCAACACATCCGTTGTTTTAATAAGGTTTTAAATGCTCATAGTCATTTTCAAGATAATTTAACATTCTTTTACGTTGCTCTAGATGTTTTCTGTCATCTATTTTTTTGGCTTCATTAGTTAAGTCATCTAATTGAGATTTAACATCTCCAAATAAATTATTTAAATCCATAGCTTCTTTAGTTTTTATATTTATACTGCTTTCCATACGTTAGTTTTTAAGAAAGTTAGGTTTTCAAATGTATTATCTACATCATTTGTAGTTAAAGTATCTAATTGCCATCCCCATTCATTATTTGCCAATACAGCGACTTTATTATTTAGTTCAAATTCTAATCTTAAAGTTTTACCTTTTTTATTATCATCGTTCAAATCTCTTTTTAATGTTGCTTTAAATACTTTTGTGGTTCTCATAATTTCTATTTGTTTTTAATTACACTACAAATATAAAACCTTTATTTGGTTCTCGCAAACTTATTAACAAAAAAAGTTAATTATTTTTTATTGGATAGCATATTTACCAAAGTTAGGTTTACTTAATACAGAATAGGTAGCATATCTTACTGCATCAATAGTATGGTTATTTTTATCTATTGGTTTGTTTATCATCTTACCACTTCTATCCTCTTGCCATTTGTAATTCCTAAACTCTTGTATGCAGTTATGACTATCTTTCTCTATATGTATTTTAAAACGTTTTAAGAGGTCTATTCCTGCGTTTATACTATCAGCACCTTTTAAACTTGGTCTTACGTTAAAACCCATTCTACGCAACTCCTCAATCAATCTTGGTTCTGCACTATCAAAGTATATTAATTCCCTTTCAATACCTATCTCTTTCCACTTCCTACTGATATCATAAGTTGTCATTTGTGTTTGGTATATATGTTCTTTGATATAAAGGTTGTGGTCTTTTCTATAAACAGAAACTAAAGTAGTTGGGTCATTGGAATACCCTGCATCTGCTCCATAGCTGATAAACTCTGCATCGTGTGGTATGTGGTTTACTTCTGTATAATTAAATATAGTAGCTTTAGAGATACCTTTTAAACCTAAACCATAGATTTGCCAATAGGTTTCATCTGTATCTTTTAAACGTTCTATTTCTTCCCTGATGCTTTCATTAAGGAAGCTATTATCCAAATAATTAGTAATATAGAAATCGGCATCTGCTCTTGGTATTACCTTGTCGTAAATCCAATGGTACTCATCCGATGGATTAAAGTCAAGAATTATTTTATCTTCTGTCCTAAATATTAACTGCTGCCAATCTTCGTAGTCTAATTCGTTGGCTTCATTTATAAATAGTAAATTTCTTTTTCTACCTCTTACCTTTTGTGGTTGGTCTAAAGATATAAACTCTACAAGGTTTCCGTTTAGTTTATACTCGTGGTTTGATTTGTTATGGTTTAATTCTGAATAAGAATTGTATTGCTTTAGTATATCTAAAAAGTCACGCATAACAGAACTACGAACCGCAGGGAATGTTTTCCTACATATCGTAATTGTTTTACCTGTGTTATCTAAACAGTATTTAAAAATAATATAAAGCAAAATGTTATAGGTCTTACCTGACCTTGTACCACCTTGCTCAATAATTATCTTCTTATCTGATTCTAATAAGTGTTCGAAAACAACATTAGTTTTTATCTTCACGCTTTATAATTTCTATTTCAAATTTAGTAGGCATTCCATCAGCACCTGTAATTTCTTGCCTTTCTATATAACCTCTCTTTTTACCTTTGGTCTTTAAATAGAATCTTGTGCTATCAAATTTTATTTTCTCGTTTTTACTTCTCATTAAAGAATGCAACCCCTCCTCTGCAACATCAAAGTTTTGGTCTTCAATATCGTTTAATCTTTCTAAATTTTTTTCTGCTCTTTCTTTTACTGCTTGTCTTGAATAAGAAACGTTAAATTGTTTTTCTATTGCTCGTGCAGTTCTTGAATACAAACCTGCATTCTCTCTTAATATCTCCCAAAATTCTTTTTCTGATACTTTCATTTCGTTAAGTTTTGTTAAGATAAACCTTTACCACATACTTCACAGGTATTTATTTTCTTGTCTTGTTTGTTTATCTCTTGTTCTAATACATCTTCTACACTATCTTCAAATGGTACTACTGTTAATCCCCAATCTTCTACTTGTTGTCCGTTCCAATCGTTTGCTAACATATCCCAATCCCATTCTCCAAAGCCTACATTGTCTTTTACTATAAACTCTCTTTCTTGTTCTTTAGTTAGACTATCTGCAACTAATATCCATACTTCTTTTAAACCTGCTTCTTTACAAGCCTTTAATCTCATATTACCACCAAGTACTACCATATCGCTATTTACTACGATAGGTCTTAACTTTAGCATTTCAGGAAACTCTTTTATTGATTTTACAAGTTTCTTAAATTTATAATCTTTTATAAATCTTGGATTGTTTTCGTTGGGTTTAACCTCTTGAATATTTATTAGTTGCATATTTATCTGTATTAGTATATAGTTAATTTTTATTTATTTTTTAAAAGCTATGCTTTTCATTAATCTAATTTAAGAAAGTCAGCAGATTCGTGTTCCATAAACCATTCTTGGTTGTCTATGTATTTATCTATTATTGCATCAATCATTACAAGTTCATCTATATCTGAATTCTTTATCTTGTCCATTAACGTAGTAATCTTTCTTAATACGTTTGTTGTCATCTCTTGGTTGTTTAGGTAAACGGTATTGTAGTCATCTTGTACATACCCCTCCAACATATTTAGAAACTTGTTACCTTGATTCTTTATATTCTGTCTGTATTTATTAGTCCCTTGTAAATCTTCTATCGCTTCAATAGTTAACTGTCCTAATAATACTACTTTTAAATAATCTAATTGCTTATCGTTTTTCATCTTAAAATAATTCTGTTTGTTTAATATCTTGTTTTCTTATAATACCTAAAGCAGTTTCAAAGATTGTTTTACCAGCTTCATAATCTACAAGGTTTCTTGCCATTTTTTGTCTTGATTGTTTCCCTTTGTATTTTGTAAAATCGTAATCGTGAAATTTAGCTAAAACATTAATTAAATCTTTTGTTCTTGATAAATCTGGGTTTTTTCTATCGCTTACAGTATTAGGTAAATTAAAATTAGTCCAGTACAAATGTCTGTTTCTTTCTTTTGCTGAAATTAATGGAGTATAAAAAGGTATTACATTCTCAACTACATATTTACCTTTAAAGTAATGCTCTAAAAAAATTATTTCTTCATATAGTTTCATATCTGGATATTTCATTTCTCTTTTTGTTTTCATAGATAAATTAAACCTACTATGCGTTGGACAAGGAGGAGAACTCCAAATAAAATCAAACTCTTTGTAATGGTCAAGTAAATATTGGTGTGCATCTGCTACTATTACTTTATCATTTGGAAAACGTTCTTGGTATAATCTCGCAGCTTCTGGGTCAAGTTCAACCGCAGTTACTTCTATATCTTCTTTCACTTCATTCCACTTGTATCGGTTACCACCTAAACAAGCATATAAATTTAATATCTTCATCTTAATTTTCTACTTCTTATTGATTGTACATCTTTTTTTGCTGAATCTATCCAACCTGTAATTGGGTTTAATTTATGGTTGTTTATATTCTTTTTTACAAATTTATATTGTTTGTCTTTAAATTCTCTTAATGCTTCATCTATCATACAAACTGCTTCTCTTTTTTAATTGTTTCCTCTACTCTATTTAAACATCTTCCAATAGTATTAAACTGCAATTCGTTTCTTCTACTTACTAATTTCTTTTGTTTTTCTGTTAACTTATTTAAATCATTGTAAACATCTTCTAACTTTGGCAGCATTCTTAACACTTCTGTTTTTTGTTCTAATTGTTCTGAAAGTTGCTTTGTCTTTTCTTGTAAGTAAGCTATCGTATCTCTTGGCATTTCTTTTACCAAACCAAAGTGCTTTAGTGCTTCTGCAACCACTTCTTTATCTAAATGGTGAGATATATTCTTAACTGAATGTAATACTGTTGCGTGGTTTTTATTTAAATAGTTTCCTATGCATTGGTAAGTAAAGTTTGTTTTCTTTCTTACAATTAAAGAGAATAATGCTCTACCATCTGAATATTCTGTTTTCCTTGTATTTTCTTTTATATCAATTCCATAAACACCATTGACATAATTATAAATTTCATCTAAAATTCCCATATTAATTTGTTCTTAATTTTAATAAATTGTAGCACTCTATGTACCTTTGTTTTGCTTTTCCTTTATGTACTTCTTTAAATAGTTCGTACATCTTCTTTGTGTATTGGTAATGGCTATTACAATCAGCTAAATACTTTTCTGCAAACTTCTTACCTTTACCTTTAAAATAGTTTACATTGTCCGCAGTGTCTCCAATAATCATTTGCTCATAAAAATTATACATTGCCTCTTCTTCTGTAATATCATAAACCACTTTATGTTTGTAATGATAGTTGTACATTAAGCAAGGAAACTGTTTGTAATCCTTATCTATTGATACTATCATAACCTCATCTCTACCAAACTCTTTTGATAAATCATTCCAGTACCTTGCAACCATATCATCTGTTTCAATACCATACCCATAAATAGAATTGTGTTTCTCTTTAACGTATTCGTGTACCTTGTTTAATAATGGTGGTTTCTGTTGGTTAGTTCTATTGGCTTTGTATTTCTTTGTTATTAGCTTTCTAAAGTTACCCAAAGAACCACTAAATATAAGAACCTTATCAACCTCGTAATGTTCCTCAAGGTCATTTACGATACCCATTAGCTGCTCATCAAACTTATCTGTTGCATCTGATAATTGCTCATAGTAAGGACTATCATCGGGAGTTAACCTTTTTCTATAACAACTCGCAAAAATCAAGCTATCTGCATCTACAAGTAAAATCATAACATTGATGCTTTATGGCAGTCCCAACTACAATATCCGTATTCTCTTTCTATTGGTGTCCCACACTCTTGGCATTCAAAAGTTTCCTCTTCGCTTTTTAAATGGTGGTGTAGTTCGTAATCAAATCTTTCCATCTCTTATTTGTTTTTTCTTAATAATTCTATTTCTCTGTTTAAATAATCCTGTGCTTTCAACAGGTCTTGTAACTCATCTTTCTTTTTACCTGCTCGTATAACATACTTTATTATGTTACCTCTGCAAAAGTTTATGTTATAATCATTAATAACATCAATTACATCGTAGCTATTCCCATTGTCGTAATGTGGTTGTGTGCTTCTCATTATACGCTAAATATTAAAGTTGATACTGTTCTCGTTATAAAGTAACCTAAAATAATCACTAACGATATCAAACAAATCTTATTTGTCTGTTTACCTAATCTTGCTGCTTTACTTAATTTCATCTTGTTTTGTTTTTAAATTTAAACAAATATAAAACAAATAATTGAGATATAAACAAAAAATGTTAATTATTTTTATTTATCATTACTGCTTTACTTTCTTCAAGTAGGTAGCAAGGTTTTAAAACTTTCTTATTACCCCACATTGTAGTTTCAGGGCAGTACTTATTTACAGGTTCAGGCATCTCTATATCATTTAACCAAAAAAAATAGTTTGCCTTTGGGTCATTTACAAAGTACAAAGCAACCTTGCCAGTAGCTATTAGCTTGTCGTATTTAGCCTTTTCAAGCATTTTAGTATCATAGTGTTTATTTCTAAACTTCATCTCTATAACACATTCTTTTCCTTTTGGAGTCAAACCCTCTGCATCCCAACTTTGTGAACCCTCTCCTGTCCATTTAAGCTGCCATCCGTCAATGTTTAATATTTGTACTATTGTTTGTTCTAACTTGTGTATTTTACCCACCATAAACTCTATCTATATCTGCTATCCACATCTTGTAAATCTTTCCATTACAAGTGCAGGGTTCGTAGTATTTGTGATTATAATATTGTGCGTGTAATTTACAAAGTACCTTTCTGTATTCAGGAGTTAATTTGTTTGTTACATTCGCTTTAAAATCTTCCCAAGTTACTCTATCTTCTAAAGTCATATTCTTAATAATGTTTGTTGTCCTATAATTTTATCACTCTTACTTAAATTTTCTTCTGCCCACATTGGTTGTAGGTTTGTGTAATGACAAAGTTGCTTCAACCTTTCAGGTGTCTTTGCAGATGATAATGGTATTATATGGTCTATGTGCCATTCTCCATAATTATCCCAATTCATTCCCTTTGTAAATTGTCTTTCAATATGTTGTTTAGCAACCTCCCAATCAACCCCTAACATCTCTTGAGTTTTAGTGTTTTTAGAATATCCTTTACTTTTAAAAGCCATATTTGTTCTACTTCTTAAATTACATTTCAACTTAAATAAAGGTTCGGTTTTTTTTCTTTCTCTATAGTATTTATTATAGAGTTCTTTGTTATCTACTTTATATTTTTTATTTTGTCTTATTATACGTTTTCTATTATGTTTATAATATTTTGTCTGCCATTTTTTTATATGCTCTTTATTTTCTTGACGATATTTTTTGCGACAAGATTTACATTTAGAACGTAATCCATTTTTCGCTTTTTTTTCTTTATTAAATTCAGAATATGATTTTTCTATTTTACATTTAGTACAAACCTTTACCATAACTCAACATCGTTCATTTTATTTTTTCTATCCTCACACCCACAATCCTCTCCCCATATCTTTTTTACAAGCCATTTAATACCTGTGTATGTTGTAATTAATTCTATTAAGTTTCCAAGTTTCATAATATAAGGTCTTTTATAGGTTTTAAAATTGAAGTAGGAATTGCACTTGCTGAAAACGGATACTTACCTCCATCAGGTCTATTTATTGTCGGTTTGTAATTTTCAATTATATTTTTTGTTTCAATGTAACCAATAGGAAACCAATAATCTAAATGTTCTCTTGCGAATAAACTAAAGATAACAATATCATATTTTTTTAAAATATTAAATTGACCTTTATTAATCAATCTTCTACCGTATAATTCATTATCTGATATTTCTTTTCTTAAAATTTTTTTTGCATATTTTACAGGCAATGTTTCAGTTTTAACATCTATACTTTTACCATTTATTAAAAAATCAAAGTCATCTATTTTTTTATAATCTTTTCTTATATTCTTCTTCCAATCAATACCTAATAATTCCCCACAGGCAAACTCACCTATAAAACCTATTTCATCTCTTTGGGAAGATGTTAAATGGTCTACTTCAAAATGATGCTTTATAAATTTATCCCTTTTTATAGCCTCATCTTTAGCAATAGATTTCATTTCTTCTGTAATAATTATTTTATCAATTATCATAATAAATCATCTTTTAATTTGTTCTTTACTTTGTTGTATGTGTTATAAAGTGAGTAGTAACCTATCTTTGTATCTCTGCTTAATTCAGCTAC